TCTGTGTCCACCACCCCCTGTTCAAGGGGGGACCTCCGAGGGAGAACCCTCAGTAGGTGTCATGGAGATCCATCATTCCACTACGGATAAGATGGGAAACTCTTCCGCTAAGAAGAGTCGTCCATGTTGGCCTACATCTACAGAAGGTACAGCTTTGTACCCTCGCCCTACAGCTTGATTACCGGAGGTAACGATACCCTCGATAATCAAAATGGGAGAATTACTCCTCCCGCGTGCAAGACCAGGGCCACGTGCCCTACCATCTGCAGCACGTAACCAGTGTAGGTACTGTCCGGCTTCATCCTTCTGATACTTGCGTACCATAGGGACTAACCGAAGATCAGGTCTCTCAGTGGACACGAGTTGTCCAATCGAGTCCAGATCTGTACCCCCACGCAATCTACGCGGAACGAGTCGAGCGTACTTTATCCAGATTGGATAAACGCGCTCGTCAAGTTCGCCACTCTGACCCGCCCACAAGCGAAGGCGGTTACAGAAGTGAATGAGCCGAGGCAAAGAAGTTATCGGCTCACGAACGTAGAAAGGGGTTACGTCGGTTCCCTTATGCCAGTGCTTTCCGCAAGATTCACGAAAAGGACCACTCCAATAAGACTTCTTGGGGTTAACCTTGAAGCCAAAGAAGGAGAAGCAGCGGGCTAAGAAGCCCGCACACTGTACGGGGACGATGATATCGTCTCCGTATACGGAAACCGTGCCTCGTACTCCCAGATGGTGCTTACACGCGTGAGAAAGAGCCCAAAAGATAAGGGTCTCCAACTCGAACGTGAAAGCATTTCCCATACTGGAAAACATGCTCAGTTCCACCCACTCTCCGTTTACGCAGCACTCTTGGCTGCGTATAGCGTTGAGGTAATGGAACCACTCCGAAGGCAATAGGCGAAACACCAACGCGTTTGATATAGTATCAGACGCGGAGGATAAGTCAATGGTCGCAAGCGACCCTAGACTGCCTATTCTGGCCAGATTCTGATTTCGAGTCTGGTCTGAGAGGTCCAATCGAGCTACGGACCTAAGTCGACGCCGAAGAAAGGCCCCGACTCCCTTCTGGAGAAACATGTTAAGACCGGGCTCCTTACAGGCGCACCGATCTATCTCCGAGGTTTTCGGCACTGTGAACAACACGCTACCCCGAACGACTTCGATACTGAGAGGAGATCCTCTCACGTCGTCCGAGATTCGTCTCCACCCTTCCATATAAGTGCGTAGTAACTGCACGTATGGGAGAGCGGGAGCTGTAGCGTGTGCTTCCTCCATGAACTTCTTACCGACTAGACCGTCACCACGTGCGAATTGGGTACTTGCACCAGAAGTAAAGGTGCCAAGTAGAATGTCCAGAGAAGGGCCCGAAGGCCCGACCCATGGAGATTCTCCCAAGACGCGAACGATGTATCGCCTCGCTGTATCAATAAGTTGATCAGACGAGACGAATACGTCTCCCTTACCACGAAGCCCGAACTGAGCCTCGAGGCAGGTAAGACGCACGTTGGTCTTTTCGTTGCGAAGTTCCGCAAGCTGCCATTTTCTTATGGCAGCTTCTTCACGGTCATGGGCTCCAGCCGCGTGGCTGGGGTCCAAATACTTTGAGAAGAGTTCTTCTCGCAGATAGGAATACTTGAATCGCTCGGTTTCAGTAGTAGAACTACTGATCCACTCGTCGAAGGACGAGTGCAGATCTGAGCGAATCTCGCTTTCCACCGCTTGGAGGATCGCTACGGGGTATTCTCGCCCCGCGTTTGCTAACTTCTTGTGACTAAGTCTACAAGAATTCGTCATGGGTTAGACCTCATGATGACAACTTCGATGAGGAAGTCAAGCTTGGAGCAAAGTAACTCCAAACAGACTTCCCTGGTTACCTTTCCCGGCTACCGTAAGGTGAACCGGATCAGATGACCAGTCAGCGACCAACTCTGGTACGTTCATCCACTGAGTGTTTGAACGTAGATTCAGAGTTTCGACTTGAGACTGAATACAGCCACTTAGCTGTTCTAGGCGCCAGTCTGTGAGAGCAGGATTGCGTGAGATACGCACATCCTCAATCAGGACCGCATTGAGATGTCGCAGCAGTTCGCTGAACATCACATTGCACTGACTCGTAGCTCCCTTTACGAAAAGGGAGTGAATCAGATTTATGCGCTGATAGACATCAGTCCGAATCGAGCGGCCGTTAAAGCCGGTATACTCTTCCGTCATGGTTAGACCTATGGCTTAGAGTACAACCTGGAGAATCCAGGTCGGTGGAAATCCGGTGCTTTAAGAGTTCTTCTTAAAGCACTGGTCGATGAAAAGCTCTGCGATCTTCTGCAGAACTTTCAGGAAGAGCGTCATCTAGTAGACGTCCTCCAGATCCACCACGGCAGCGTCCACCATAGCAGCTCCGTTCGCGAGAGCGGAGTAGAGCATGCCGACGAGGTCGTCACGCTCTTGCCTGGTAGAACGCACATCGAAGTTGAAGTCGACGTTAGCGTACGCAGTCCGGACCACCTTCGGCGAATCAATGCCGTTGATGGTCTCAGTGGCGACGACAGGAACCACCATTCGAAGATGGACTTTACGCCGAGTGGCGTTCTTCCGCTTCGAAATGGAGAATTTCTTGTCCCCGACCTTGACACCGTCGCTTTCGACCAGCACGGCAGTCCCATTCGGGATGCCTTCCGGAACGAAAGTGTGGTTAACAGGTGTAGTCGCCCTGTCCGTAAGGACCAGGTTAGTAATCGCTGGCATTTAGTTTTGCCTCGGTTTCGATCTGCCATACGGCATCTCGCCAGGTCTATGACACTGGTAAACTCGTGAGACGGTCACGCACCGCATCACCGGCTAAACAGGTTAGCCGGCTGTGAGGCTTTCACCTCTTTTTCAACACCTGGAGAGCTAATGCAACTGCATTAGCAGCCCTCCCGGCGCGAAGCGGGTGTCTATCAACGAATGGCAAAGGGGTTGGAAAGGCCCCTAAAACCGTCCGTTGCATGTTTACGGCTCTTACCTCATGCTCGCACACACAAGGAATGGTGTACGAGACATCAGGCAGGGTTTCGTAAGTATACTCGTGCATTATCTCAAGATGCCGAGTATAAGACCCCGTTAGGAAGGATAGTCCAGCAGTCGCTGTTACCGCTTCAAGGAATGTACCGACTGGTACGAACCAGTCGATCACAAAGGACCAGGGTAAGACATTCCATGCCACTAAGGCAGGATTGACTAACCCCAACGATCGCAAACCAGCAATCGTTGAGTCACTGACACGTGCAGTAAGATCGCACTTGACAGATAACTCTACGGGAATTTCCTCGCCATTACTAGCAGTAATGACAACAGAGTCCCGTGCGGTCCCGTGTGAGGTAAGCACCAGATCTTCTGATGCAAGCCCTTCCTGAAGCAGTTCGTAGGTACCGTAGATGTCGCTAAGGAGCGGCTTCCAACCGTACTGTATCTCCAGCCAATATGACTGGGGATCCCCCTTTCCAAGGGGGCGCAGCGAACGTCGTCGAAGTGCAGAAACTATTTTCGCAAGTCTGGCGCAAGAAGATGCCAGCAGAGAAAATAGTTGTCGACTCTCACCGAGAGCGACACCGAAGTCGACAGGGCCTTGATTCATTCTCGATCTTGCGATCGTCTGCGCTTGAGAAACGAGCGCAGGGAATCGGGCCGCGTAGGCGGAGTGCCCCAAGGAAGTGATAGAGCTCATATCAGTGAGCCTACCAAAACCATTAAGGTACTCAGTAATCGTCGTCGCAGACTCTTTCCTTGCCCAACCCGTCGGGTTGGACTTGGTAGTGTATACGAGACGACTGTACGCACCTGCTTTGCGTACACCTCGGACGAATCCGGGATGTACCTCGGCTGACTTCGCCTGTCCACAGACAACTTTGTTATACGTCCCAATCTGGGACGTAGTGGCAACGCCTGTGGCTTTGATAGTAACTCTCCGGAGCGTAGCTCCGGATTCGTTACTAACTACTCCGACGTGCATGAGAAACTCCTATGTTAGGAGCCTCTCAGCCTGGAGGAAGACCAGACACTGCTCCTTGCTAAAGGGGGCAGTTCCCACCGCTTACGCGGAAAGGGCGCCTGGCGCCCGCTGGATGGTTCCAGCAGCCAGACAGG